CGTGAGATGTCCGATTTTGAGTTTTTAGATAAAGCCGGTAAAAGTATTAATAAGTTAACACCAGAACAACAAGGGAAAGTATACGATTCATGGGCAAAACAGATTGGAAAAAAAGACAAGACTGAGTTGACGAATGATGAAATTTTCACGGTATCAAAATACCGATTTCTTTGTCAGACAAATCTCTACTTCCTCTGTAATGTTTTAGAATCATACAACCAGATCACTCTAAAAACACATGAAGAGATTTGCAACGACTTCTTTGTACAAAAAGACCCTACATTTATCACGTTTGATCAGTTTGCTGATCAATATGTGGACCTGAAGCAGAGATTGCTCTTGGTTCCTCGTGGCGGCTTCAAAGCCTTAGACTTAGATACTGAAATTCCAACTCCAAATGGATTTCGTCTACTTAGAGACATACATGTAGGGGATAAAGTATTCGGCAGCAATGGCAGGGTGTGCAACGTAACTGGAGAGAGTAATGTCTTCACTGATAGAGAATGTTTTTCAGTAGAATTCTCTAGCGGTGAAAGTATCATTGCCGATGCAGATCATTTGTGGGTTACCGATACACGAAAGGACAGAGACAGGCTCAAAGGCAGAAATGGAAAAACTCAAGGCGCACGTCCTTCGGTAAAAACTACGAAAGAAATTAGTGAAACGCTGATGTGCAGAAAAGAGCACAACCATAGGGTTAAAGTAGCAGGAGCTATTCAATTAGAGGAAAAATCTCTAATCATCGACCCTTATGTTCTTGGATGCTGGCTTGGAGACGGAACATCTTCTTCCTCTAATATCACTAGCTATGATATTCAAATAGTTGAAGAAATTTCTAAATACGAAACAATTAGAGAATCAGATTACACGAAAAACCTCTATGTATGTAACGGCGGTAAGTATCACAAGGACTACCGAAAGAAAAGTGGAGTTTCCCTTGCCAGCAGGCTTAGGTCATTAAATGTACTAAACAATAAGCACATACCTGATGCCTATCTATTTGGATCGTATGAACAAAGACTATCTCTTTTACAAGGATTAATGGACACCGATGGAACCTGTGATAAGAGAGGAAAATGTTATTTTTCTAATACCAATAAAACGCTTGCCTACCAAGTTCGTCAACTTATTGCATCTTTAGGTTTTAAACCGTACAAAATGTGTGAATTTGATGCAACTTTAGACGGAAGATTTATTGGAAAGGGTTACCAAGTAGGTTTTACTGCCTATAAGCAAGTGCCGGTATTTAGATTACTACGCAAGTTAAATCGTCAACAAGAACGGAAAAAATCGAGCCTCTCGGGGCATCGACAAATTTTGGCAGTTAACTCGGTAGAAAGCCGCCCAACAAAATGTCTAATGGTGGATTCAGATGATCACACCTATTTGGTCGGCAGGTCTTTTATCACCACACACAACAGTTCATTGAACATGGCGGATTGCGTACAGTGGATCATTTGTTACCCGGCGATCACAGTCGCGGTTCTTACTGGTGTTTTACAACTGGCAAAAGACTTTGTTGGTGAAATCAAAATGCATTTCACTTACACTGAATCTGGAACTGACAGTAAGGGTAAGGCAACTTACGGAACTAGGCAGTTACAGAATAAGCAGACCGGAGAGTGGTCAAACAGTTTATTTCAAGTGTTGTTTCCAGAACATTGTCTATCTCCTTTAGAAGGCAATCAACTAGAATTTCAGACTCCAGCATCCGAAGAGTCGAAAGAACCTACAGTTAGAGCGGCGTCTATTGACCAAGCATTGTCAGGAAGTCACTTTAATATTCTCAAGTTAGACGATGTTATTACCAATGAGAACACTAAGACACAAGCCCGTATGAAGGATACTATTAAGCAGATCAGTATCAACAACGGACTTTTGAATCCTAACGGTTTTTACGATGTAATCGGGACGTGGTACGATGAGTTGGATTACTATGGTAATACGGTCAAGAAGATCGAGAAGCGTGCTAAAGATGAAGGTCTACAGGATGCTATTAAAGGGTCCGTAGATAGTGGAAGATTCAACACCAATATTGGATTTAAAGTTTATTTGCGTGCCTGCTGGTGGCCTACAAAAGCTGCTGAGCTTGCAGGTAAGATTGAAGAGGAAATGATAAAAGCTGACTGGGAATTATGGTTTCCAGAGCGTATGAGCTATGAATGGTTGCTCGAAAAGCAGAAGGGCGATTCAGAGCTAGATGACGAAGACGGAGATACTGGGTTCTTTGCGATCAAGTATTTGAATAACCCCAGAAAAATCAATCGCATCAAATTTCCACGCGAGTTACTTGTACGTAGAACCATACCACACACCCAGTTTCCATCACAAGGAATTGTAGTAACGGCTGTTGATACCGCATATAGCACTAAATCATGGGCAGATTTTACAGTCATCGTGACGGCGCTTATATTCGGCGGAAGATTCTATATAATCAACATGACAAGGGGAAGATACAACGAGTACGATTTGCCAAAGATTATCGCCAATGTTGGGGCAAAGTGGAAACCAAGACGAATATCCATTGAAGACTCTGTTGGAGTTAAGTGGATGGGCAGAGAACTTAGAAGGGAATTGGACACACTCAAGATTTCCATACCTGTTGAGTTTTGCTCCCTCGGACTCGGTTCTAAACTTAGATCAAAGCAGCTTAAGGCAAAGCCTGTACTACGGTTACTTGGAGACGAACGACTTTACTTTCTGAACTCATGTGAGGGCCTAGAAGAGATATACAACGAGCTAGGTAAGTTCACTGGCACAAGCGATGATGCGCATGATGATATAGTCTCAGCACTTTCACTGCTAGTTGAACAGTTTGGCGGGTATGCTGACATGGATAGTCGTATAAACTCTGTCAATCAAGACTACGCAGCAAACGCACAAGCAAATGATTTGCATGATAGGATTTACTGTCTAGGAAAGTACTCTAATCTTGCTCAAGAAAATGAAAATCCGGCTACTCAATATGAATTGCAGAATTCGAATGCATTTGCTGTCCAAGAGAGTTATCACGATCCACTTGCAGAGCTAATGCACTAATGTTCTTGTAAAACTATTTATAAGAATGCTACCAGAAACGTATATGAATACGCGAGGTTCCGATGGCTGAAAGAAGTGTTGAGTCGATCAAGCAGGCCCTTATACGAGAGTATGAAAAGTTGGCAACCGGCGAGAAGGTACATTCAAAAGCATTCTCGCTTTGGATACTTGGACGATATGCGGATTTGCTGTACAAGTTGTATTTGAAGGCAGGTCAAAAAGGGCTGTAAGAAGCCGCCTAGAACTGAAGAACATAAGCAAAGACTTAGGGAAAGTAGGTTACGGAATCGACTAGCTAAGTTAAATGCTCTGGAGGAACAGAATGTCTTTGATACAGCCTGATTCCACTAATCCTAATAGAGATTTGGTGGTAACTGATTACAAATCAGACGGCACGTTAAAAAACTCAGATGCAGAAGTTAGTTTGGTAGTAGGTTCAGCCAGCAAAGCTGAAGCATATATAGCAGGAAAACAATTCGCTTTAATGTGGCGCGATTCGGATTTACTATATAACTCACCCCGTCCGCTATCAGTTTTCGAAAATACTTACATCCTTTGCTAAATGGCTTGGGGATGTTTAAACCCACTCTAATTGACTTGAACGCTGAAATGCCAACAAGGGCGAAGTCGCAAGACACGCTGAGAGACTAAACGAGAGGGCATCTAGAAATAGGTGATGCGATAGTCCGTTCTCATGGGAATAACAACCATGAGAGTTAGACAGAAATGATCTAACTCAATGACGTAAGTTGTTGATAACAAAGGTAAGGGAGCCAAACGTTGTCCGCTTTACTGTAGCTAAAGTAGTAAATGCTATTGTACCTCAATTATATAAAGGTTTGTTCTATCAAGACCCTCCAATGATACTTAGACCTAGACCGGGAACATCACAAGATGTTACTGATTCTAAGACTTCAATGATTTCCTACTTACTTGATGATTGTAAATTCAAGGAAGAAACCAAGTTGGGATTGGAGCAAATGGTGTTCTTAGGTACAGGCATTTGGAAGTGGGGAATTACATACAAAGAGATTATCACCAAGAAACGCAAAGCCACATCGACCAGAATACAATCATCAACATCAGTTCCAAACGCGGATTCTTCTAATCTAAGCATACCAACAGACGATGCTCCACAGATCACTGTTAGTAAACGGTATGCGCCTAGGCCATATCTAGAATCAAGAGACATCAGTAGAGTTTTAGTTGACCCACAATGCCCGGTAGGAGACATTAGAAGGGCAGATTGGGCAGTTGATGTCAGATACATGAATTTTTACCAATTGCAAGACTTGATTCGAGGCATAGCAGAATTACCAGAAGATCACCCTGACAAGAAAGGTTGGGTGCTTCCATCTGAAGCAGATTTAAAGATGTGGTTTATTCCACCAACGGATGCTGGACAGCCGCAACAGTTAGTGTCGGAACAAGCAGCCTATATCAAGGGCGTGGTTCTACACTCAGAAGATGTAAGTGTCAACGTTTCTCCAGACTTGTTAATGAGAAAGTTAGAAGTTCTAGAGTATTGGGACAAGAAAAGAAAGATTCTTGTTATTGATCGAAAGAAAAAGATTTACTCTGGACCAAACACTTTTGGAGTTATCCCGTT